CGGAATGGGTAATGCCAGAAGAACTAAAAGATCTTCGAGGACATAAAGAAATAGCAATAGATTTAGAAACTAATGATCCACATCTAAAAGACCTAGGCTCTGGTAATGTTACCGGAAAAGGCCACATTGCTGGCATTGCGGTGGCCGTAGAGGGCTGGTCAGGGTACTTTCCTATCCACCACGAGTCTGGTGGTAATATGGACAAAAAATTGGTTTTATCGTGGTTACAAGATATTTGTAATCAACCAGATACTACCTTTATATTTCACAATGCAATGTATGATATCTGTTGGTTAAGATCAGCAGGAGTAATAGTCAAAGGTAAAGTAGTTGACACTATGATAGCAGCGTCTTTGATTGATGAGAATAGATTGTCTTATCAATTAAATACACTAGCAAAATATTACATAGGTATGGGTAAAGATGAAAGTATTCTTAATGCAGCTGCAAAAGAATATGGTCTTGATGCAAAAAAAGATATGTGGAGATTACCTGCATTGTTTGTAGGTCAATATGCTGAACGTGATGCAGAGTCTACACTTAAACTTTGGAAAAGATTAGAGACAGAATTATATCAACAAGAGTTATGGGATGTGTTTAACCTGGAGACAAAATTATTTCCTTGTTTAGTTGATATGAGATTCAAAGGTGTAAGAGTTGATCTTGACAAAGCAGCAAATATCAAAAAAAATCTTATGGATCGTGAGTCTAAAATTGTAAATAAAATCAAAAGTTTAACAGGAGTTGATGTAGAAATACACGCAGCTCGAAGTATCGCAAAAGCTTTTGATAAATTAAAACTTCCGTATGACAGGACAGAAAAAAGTAAAGAACCAAGTTTTACAAAAAACTTTTTACAAAACCATCCACACGAATTACCAAAACTAATTGCAGATGCAAGAGAGATAAACAAAGCTCACACTACATTTATAGATTCAATAACTAAACACGCAGTTGATGGTAGAATACACGCAGACATAAATCAAATTAGATCAGATGCAGGCGGAACTGTAACAGGTAGATTCTCTATGAGTAATCCAAACCTACAACAAATTCCTGCAAGACATCCAGAACTAGGACCAATGATTAGATCTATTTTTATTCCAGAAGAAAATACTACGTGGGGATCTTTTGACTACTCACAACAAGAACCTAGAATTTTAGTGCACTACGCAAAGTTACAAAACTTATCTGGTGTAGATGAAATTGTAGATGCATACAATGCAGGTGACGCAGACTTTCACCAGGTTGTTGCAGATATGGCAGGCATTGAACGTAAGCAAGCAAAAACAATTAACTTGGGTTTGATGTATGGTATGGGTAAAAATAAATTAATGGCAGAGTTAGGTTTGATGAAAGAATCTGCAGAAAAATTAATAAAACAATATCACACAAAGGCACCATTTGTTAAACAACTAATGGACAATGTATCTCGTAAAGCAAATGATCGTGGTAAGATCAGAACTTTACTAGGTCGTGCGTGTCATTTTGATCTATGGCAGCCTACACAGTTTGGTATATTTAAACCATTACCGCTAGAACAAGCGCGAAAAGAATATGATGAACCACTTAAACGTGCGTTTACATACAAAGCATTGAATAAATTAATACAAGGAAGTGCAGCAGATATGACTAAAAAAAGTATGGTAGCATTGTATGAAAATGGTATAATACCACACATACAAATTCACGATGAAGTGGATATCTCTGTTGAATCTCCAGAAAAAGCTGAAGAAATAATTAGCATAATGGAATCCGCAGTAGATTTAAAAGTTCCAAACAAAGTGGATTACGAACAAGGAGAAAATTGGGGCGATATTAAGTAATGGCTTTATTGAATGCTGATATCCCACCAATGTATTGTAAAGTACGAAAGGAGTATCTTTATGACTTTAAAAAACATCACGGAGAAAGTGAAGAGTGTGTTGTCTTCGGGCTCGCATCTATGGCAGGAGCTGCAACACTATTTCACATTATGTTACCAAACGGTGCGGTCTTTTTTAGATTGCCTATATCAGCGTTTTTTCAAAAAGAATTTGACAGAAACGCAGTGCCAGATATGCAAGTGGACACCCTTCAGCTGTGGAATAGCTTTAGTTATTATCCTAGTGTGCATCATTTTGGTTATCTAACATCCCAACGCGGTAAATATTTCGGAAAAGATAAAAAAGAATATTTTGGAGAGTATCTCTTCACGATTGATTGGTGTCATCCTGAAACTAATATCTTGGACACTGAACATAGTGAGATTCCTCACGAGCATAAGTGTGGACACGTTCTTGCTCTTGATAATGGGAATTATGCTATTCAGCCTAACAATCGTATCCTTTGGAATATTAGTAATTTTACCACTAGAAACGACATTCCAGACTATAAGGTTCAAACTACGGAATGGAATGTTGAGAATCAAGGTTGGATTACAGAAGATACGGACAAAATGTTCTACAAAATAGAAGACAAATAGTGTAGTATACTTGGCTATGAATATAGAGGTAGCCAGGAATGAATTACTATTTTACAGGGATATTAATTATATTATTTGTTCTAATGGCTTTCTTTATGGAACCAGGGTACATACCTAGATGAGCAAAAAACCATTAAATATATCAGAGTCTGCAGCTGTGCAGATGCCGATGAAAACGGTAGCCTCACTGATTCTGCTCGTTGCAGCTGGCGTATTCGCATACACAGAGTTGACGGCGAGGTTAGTATCACTTGAGACATCAAGAGAATTATTTCAAAATGATTTACTTAAAAAAAGTGAACAAGTACCTGTAGACCAAGAACAGATATTTTTAATTGAAGATCTTTATAATACTGTAGAGAAAATGGAACAGACTCAAGAAATGAATATGACTAATAAAGTTAATATAGAATTTTTAAGAGAGCAGTTAGACAAAGCTTTAAAAGATATTGAAGATCTAAAAGATAAAGTTAGACAAAATGGGAGTCATTAATGACAGAGTTAGTAATAGCCCTACTTATGATTGTTAACGGAGAAATCAAAGAACACAGAATACAAGAGTCGATGTCCGAATGTTTAAAAGGCAAACGTGTCGCGACGAGAACTAATAAAAATAATAATATTCAGTACCAATGCATAAAATCTATGGCTGAATTAGAAAAAAATATAGATGGATCTTTTTCAATTAAGAAGTTAATACTTAATTGATGAAGAAAAATAAAACTATAAAATTTCAAGCAGAAGTCGTCAACGGTAAATGTCCAACGTGTGATCAGTTCACTATGTTAGTGGGTATCGACCGAGATTTTTTTAGGTGTATGAATTGTGGAGCAGATTTAGAACAACACATAAATGGTAAGATAACTTATCTACCAGTTATAACAGCACCTAAAGGAGCAAAACCATTTGTAAAAGAATGGTTAGACGACGATGGCGAAAAAATTTAAAGATCACGTATCACACGAACCTATCTTTCATAAAACATCGATTGGACGTACTCCAAGTAAATGTAAAATGAATAAATCAAAAAGACGTTCGTGGAAGAAGTATCGCGGCCAGGGGAAATAATGAAATTTTTATTGACGGTTTATATTTGCTCTGCAATGAGCGGTGAGTGCTACACCAACAAAGACTATCCAAAAGTATTTCCAGATCATCACGACTGCATAAGAGCAGGGCTATCAGAGTCTTACGAGATTATATATGCAGAGGGTAATTTCACTAAAGAGGACATAAACAACAACCAGTTGTATCCTAAATTTACCTGTATTCCTAAAAAAGACGAAGGCAAAATAGTTACTTAAGAATCATTCTAAAGTTGTCTGCCCGTCCCAAGAAAGGGACGAACAAACAAAAGGTGTGAGAAGAGATCACAATAATATATTAAAAAAATAATACTTGCAAGGCTTGTTTTATTATTGTAAATTCCCATATATGAGAAGAACAAATCAAAGAAAGGAACACAATGGCAGATCCAAATAAATATAAATCTCTATCAGTTAACAAAGCTGACTGGGAACAATTGGGTGTACTTGCAACAAAAACTAATAGGACCCGATCAAAGATGATTGGAAGACTTATTAGATTTTTTTTAGATAACAAAGGTGGTAAAGCAAATGGCAAAAGTAAAAGTAGCTAATCATAAATACATTTGTCCAAAGTGCAAAGGGAATGGTTATAACAAAGTTTATGATATGATTGTACAGTGTGATAAATGTAAATCAGAAGGTGAACTTCGATTAGAAGAACCGACACTTGAAGAATTAAACGCAATGGCAACATCGGCGAGGCTACAGTGAAAAAGAATCCTGTAGCCAAAGACCTTCGAACACCAAAGTACAAACAAAGAAAAGTAGAAAGTAAAAAGAAATATAATCGTAAAAAAGAAGTTGTTGGTTATTATTATGATGGCTACAATGATAAAAAAGAAATTTTATATAAGGATGAGAGATGACAGAAGCAGAAGCTGCATACATTGCAGGATTATTTGATGGCGAGGGAACTATCACTTACAAAAAATACAAAGAGAAGAAAGCTAAAGGGACCTATGATTGTTGGAGAATCTCGATGGAGATTGCAATGACTGATAGATCTGTTTTAGTTTGGTTAACAGAAGTTTTAGGTTGTGGTACTTTAAATAAAAAACCTAGAAAAAACGGGCATAAAATGCAGTATAGATGGCGTTGTGTGTTTAGAGATTGCTTTCACGTGTGTTGCATATTGTTTCCATTTGCTCACGTAAAATTAGCAAAGATACAACAAGTGATCGAGCATTATTCAACCATACAAAAGAAAGATAATGTAGTAAATTTAGATCATTACAGAATGTGGATATCAGATAAATGAGTTGGAGAAGAGCACAGCAATTAATGATTGAAGAGTTAAACACGAAAATTTTTTTTGATGACCCTTGTCGTAAACTACACGAAGAGTATAGTTCGATGGATATAGAAAATAATAATTATATACAAGAATTAAAGAATAGAAAAAACTCTCCGGAACGTTATGATGGATCTTTGATTGAAAAAAAGAAATACGATTTTTTAGTTACTCAAGGTAAGGTGTTAGATAAGATTCCTGGGTATGTGTGTAGATTTGATGATGGTTCTTATTACGCGTGGAATTTAAAAATTTTACCAGAGCCCGATTGGCGTGAACAAATGTTACCTAGGAATTCTCACTTTGGAGATAGTACTTTTATACCGAAAATGGTAGGTGATTTATTTTTAAAAGATGGAAAGAAACTTATATGAAAAAAAATAATAGTTATAGATACCCCAAGACTCAACGAGAAAAGATAGAAGGTAAACGACACTATGTGTTTGATAAAGAAAAACTACCGAGCGTTACGACTATCTTGGACCAAACTCAATCAGCCGAGAAGCGCGAATCGTTGGCCGCGTGGAGAGAAAAGGTAGGTGAGGATAACGCGACGCGGATCGTGGATGAATCAGCTGCACGGGGGACTGCTATGCACAAGATATTAGAGAAGTATGTATTGGGTGAGGGTTATCTTGATGAAACAACAGTTGGTAAACAAGCACACAATATGGCAATACAAGTTATACAAAGTGGACTATCTAACGTTACAGAATTTTATGGTACAGAGTGTACCTTATATTATCCTGGACTATACGCAGGTCAAACAGATCTCGTTGGAATACACAAAGGACAGGACGCAATCATAGACTTCAAACAAACCAATAAACCGAAACGTAGAGAATGGATTGATGACTACTTTATGCAGCTATCAGCCTACGCTATGGCACATAATATTTTATTTAATACACAGATTACAAAAGGTGTTGTGATGATGTGTAGTAAAGATAATTATTATCAAGAGTTTATTGTTGAGGGCGAAGAGTTTAAAAAATATGCACATAACTTTTTAAGGAGGGTAGATGAGTATTATAAAACAAGACCAGAAAAGATTGGATAACATAGCCAAAGCTTATTGGAATACATCTGGAGAGATGAGAGAGATGTGGGGCCGTAAGTGGTATGAATTAATAAAACAGATAGGAAGGAAGTTAGATGAGGTTAAGAGATCTACAACAGATACTGGATCAATTCACTAGAGGTCAGAAAGGTACTATGATATCTGATTGTCCAGTTTATATTGAAACGATGACAGGACATCTAGAAGATGTTAGACGTATTGAAGTACAGGAGAGCAATATAATTGGAGATGCAAACCCGGCTAGACTTGTAATCAAAGCAGATAAAAATGAATTATTTAGATCAAGAACATTTAAACAGAGTTAAGGAACCCTTGGGTCACGGGGCTGAAGCTAGCGTGGAGGTCCCGTGTATATAGAATTGGTCAAATATCCTGACGTATTTTTACGATCAGTGAGTAATCCCGTGCCTTTTCCACTAGATGAGAAGACCCAAAGACTTATTAAGTGGATGTACAAAGCTATGTACCAACACCACGGCATAGGTTTAGCTGCAATACAGGTAGGATATCAGAAAAGAATGTTCGTAATGGACTGTACACGCAGTCAGACAGGCGAAAAGGTATTTATTAACCCAGAGATCGTAGAGAGGTCAGAAGAGACTATACGGGACAGTGAGGGGTGTTTATCGGCTCCAGGAAAACAAGGAGATGTGAGTAGACACATTAGAATAATTCTAAAGTACCAAGATGAGAATGGAAAGGAGGAGAGAAAGACATTTTACAATTTGGAGGCCAGGTGCATACAGCACGAGATGGACCATCTAGATGGTAAACTGTGTATAGATTATGAAAAAGGTAACTATAGTCGGGAAAAACATAAGTCCCAAACAATGGTCGAATCTGATTTTAGAGTTAAATCTGATACGTAAGCAATGGAAACCGTACGCGGATCTTGAATTGCAGGGACCTGGGGTTAAAAAGATAATTAATTATGGCACAAATACGTCAAGTATTGCATTTGTGTCGAAAATGGGGCTAAAAGATAGGTAGTGTGCCAATGTATAGTGGAATTCTGGAGCAAAATTATTTTTTTAAAAGTAAAAAAAACCTCTGGCACACTTGGCACACCCCTATTTTGGCTTATAAGTGTTGGTATAAGCGAATAATAGTGTGCCACGGGTGTTGGCACAGCTTGGCACAGTTGTTGGTATTGCTAGCTTTTTTGATTTTTGCTCTGGCACACTCTGCTACTCGACGCGCGCGACCTTTTTTTTATTTTGAAAAACTTTTTTGCCCAAAAATCCCCCTATACAGTATAAGACTGATATGAGACGTCCTAAAAAATCTAAATATAAATCTGTTGTTATCAAGAAGAAGAGATATTACTTTTACAAAATCACGTGGCTGGATATTACGGGTGACAGCGGGCACGCAGACTTACATACAGCAGAAGGCTTTATGCCTTCAGAGATGGTAACCCACGCATACTTACTTAACAAAGATAAAAAGAATGTAAGAACGTTTGCAAGTTATGAAGTTAATGATGAATTATTTAGTGATAGAAATGTATTCCCAAGAGGGTGTATAGTACGTATGGAAAAAATAAATGAAAAATAAAACCTTGACTAAAAATATGCCTAACGTAAAATGGCAACAACTTCCACCAAGGAAAGGACCAGACTCAAATGGAATACAAACCAGTTATAAACAAGTGGTCACTAGTAAAAAAGTCTCCAAGAAAAGTATTAAATAAAATTAATCTTTTTGTGAATGGGAATCAAGGTTGGATTCTTCTTGCAATTCTAGTGTATCTAATTCGATATCTTCAGGCGTAATATTAATTATCTCTTTGTTGTCATCAATAATCTTTTTAAGTTTATCTTTGATCTCATCTGTAGATAAGTTATCTATATTACCTGTCATTACAAGTTTTTGATCTACGTAAAGTCCACCAGCTTTACCACGGGCCACTTCTGCATTTACTGCTGCACTCCAAGCTTTATTCTCTAATGCTTTGTTTCTTATCTGTGCCAGCTCTGTAACGTGCCTCTCAAATGTGATGCCATATTTCTCTCTTACTTCTGCCCTTAATTCGCCTATATATTTGACAACTAAAGGAAAGTATTTTGGGTTACGCATTTCTGCTGCAGCCTTACGCGCTCTAGTTTTGTAGCCTGCTTCATAAGCAGCCTCTGCTGGTGAGAGCTTACCCTCATTATAAACTAGTAATTCTGCAAATTTACGTTGTTGTTCTGTTAATCTTTTAGGTTGTGTCATACTTGTAATTTACCGTAATCTAGTGTAGTTATCAAGTAGGAATTCCGGTGAAACCAGAGTCAAAATTTTGGAAGTTAATTAAAAAGAATACACCTAAAATCCAGTGGACAAGACTGGAGTCTTGGGCATCCTTTGGTGTGCCAGATCTATTGGGATATAAAGATTCTTGTGGTTTTTTTATGGTTGAGATGAAGATAGCTAGAGGCCCAAAAATAAGCTTCAGCCCCCACCAAAAATTGTTTCATCAAACCAGAACTAATCGGAACTTTATCCTCCTTCAAGAGCCTCTTGAAGGGAACGTAAAACTTTACGAGAGTAAAGCGATCCACGGTCTGCTTGTCGACCATCGAGAAACACCTTCCCTCGCAATGAATGATTGGGACCACATTCAGCGCTTGTTGGTTCGCGAACCGCTTGACGCCTGATCGCTTG